AAATTAAGGTTTCCTAAAATCGGTACACCATTATCCCCAACGACCGGTACACCACTATGGACAAAATGTACAAAAACCTCGTTCCATCTTTGGTGAATATTCCGGTATTGCATTTTGGGGCAAACCGTGGTACAATAAGACCATGGAAGGGGGAAACAAAGAGGGCTGGCCGGGTGGCCGCCCAACCGTCAAGCCAGCGGGCGCCAGACAAGCGCAAGGCGTGAAACTTGAAAAGCACATACTGGACATGAACCAGCCCCACGGCATGAGCGCACCGGCAGCGTGTCAGCTACGCATTCAGCGGCCACGCTTACTGGTCTGTTAGTGGGAAGTCACTCCAATTTGTTGAAATGGTGAAAACCCTGTCCCATATGGGCGCATTGCGTCCAAAACAGGTGGCTGTTCGCCGGGTGAATTTGCGATAGCCCGGACGGTGAAAGAAGAGTCGTTGAAAATTACGACGAAACACACGCAAGCCAGCATTTAGGGAGCTGGCACCAAAAATCCCGAAAGTCGTTGCACGTTGAGACACGCATACAGACGTGCCGCCAGCCGTGTGGCAGTAAGAAAGTACGGCAGGGAGCGGGAAACCCTTTGAAACCCAGCACACAACCGCGCCAACAGATAAAAAGAGCGCGTAAAGCGTTTGGCAGTATCGTTGAACAAACTGCCGTGTTGGGTAAACATCCCAAAAATTCAACACAAAAGGAGAAACAACATGAAACACAATCAGCGTGAAATCAATGACGCATGCCGGGCGTATTATGACGCGGCAATGTATGAACGCGGGCAAATGCCGTGGATTCCTGATAATAAGCCGTCGCCATGGAAAAGGTTGCGCAGATGCAATGCATCTGTCCTTGAAACACCGCAGTTTTATATCTTGCGTTCAGAAAATACGGCTGTTGCCGTTGTTGACAAATATACCGGTAGCACCTGGGACGTTTCACGAATGGTGTACGGCTACACAACTACCTGCGAACAGCACATTGTAAAGTTTGCCGCCGACTATGGCAACGGCAAGCGCTACACATGGCGCGACATTCCGCGTTAACCACCAGGCCCCAGCGATGGGGCCGTGTCGGGTAACCAAATTTTAACATAGGATTTTGGACGCATACAATCGCGCCAACAGATAATAAGAGCGCGACAAGCGATGGGCCAGTAAGGCCGGGAGGTAATACAATGGATTATACAACAGTACTTTCAAAGGCAATGCAGACACTTGAACAGCGCAAAGACCGCAGCGCATGGGGCCGGGGCGTGAATGGCTACGCCGTGGACATGCTTCGCCAGATCACGGACTACTACAATGGCGGCTATATCTCCGGCGAAGCCCTGGAAAACTGCACCGCCTGCCAGCTTGCGGCCTTGAATGGGGCGCGCAACTGGATTGATTACAGTTGGGGCGGTTCGGCCCTTGTGTATGATGGGGACATCGCCGCCGCCCTCTGCACCCCCTCAGAACTCATGCGCACCCGTAACGGGGAGCGCAGACCGAACAGCCGGGAAGAATGGCTTGATGTGCAGGCCAGGGCATTGCATCAGGCTTTTCGCCGGATGTATGGAGCTATCCGGGCCGCCTGGCCCGTGTCGGGTAACAACAAATTCACGACAAAAGGAGAATAAACTATGGCACGCGCTTTGACGTATCAGGAGTACAAATTTCTTTGTTTGAACAGCGTTACGAAAGAGGTAAAGGAGTACAGATGTTTTTTCATTGCGCCAGAGCCTGATGAAAAACGCGCGTTTGACACTATGCGTAAATTACTTAAATTTACAGGCCGTGACAACGTATCGCCCGTTAAGATTGTTGAGCACAAAGAAACAGCCATAGTGTGGAACGACTAATGTCACCGGCCCACATGGGCCGTGTCGGGTACCAAAATTCAAACACAAAAGGAGAAACAAAAATGAACATCAGGCAGAAAGTTGCGCGCGCGCGAGCGCTTGCAGAATTCACCGGCGAACTCTTGGACGCGATTTTCGTTATCGAAAGACTCAACGCAGAAATTGACGTAGATACACCGGACTATGAACAGGCGCGCCGTCGTGACCTGCTGGAAAAAGCAAAGATTATGGGCGAGGTGATTGCATGGCTCTTGAAATGATTTTGGTCCATGTCATTCTGCCGCTGTCACCGCTGATTGCAATGACAATCGGGTGCTTGGTTGAGTGGCTTATCAATCGGCACCGATAAACAATGGCCCCATCAATGGGGCCGTGTCGGGCAAAACCAAATTTTAACAAAGGAGAAATACACTATGGACTACACCACACAGCAACTGTATGAACACGAAATGTCATGTTTGCTTGCAGACGAAGTAATTTTTGTCCAGCAGGAGGTGCTGGAATGCCGCGAGTAAAAATGACGCAGGGCGACCTGCTGGACGCTGGAATTGTTTGGTTCAAGTCTCTCCCAACAACAAGCTTTGATGGCTTACACGGACGAGCGTATTTTCTGCCGCACCACCTAACGACCTCGCAGCGTAAAGCTGTAATTAAATGGAAGAACACAGCAATACGCCGCACCCGCATACCCACGAGCAGCGGAAAGACAGCAGAAACGCATATCATAATCATCTACGACAAAATCATACCCGTTCCGTAACAACACAGGGCCGCCTGGCCCGTGTCGGGTAACACCAAAATTTAACAAAAGGAGAAACAAAATATGATTACACTATTTAGCAGTAACAGCTACACATCGGCGGACTACAAATGGCTTGCGGAAGTGCTTAATACAGGGATGATTTATAGCTCCTGTAGTGAAGCGCCAGACTGCTCGTCTTGCGAACACAAAAACGCATGTGGCGACATGGTGCGTTTTTACCGTTTCGTCTCCAACAAAGCCGAATCCGGCGTAGACCGCCGGGGCAAACGGCAGGCCGATTGACCGGAACGCGCACATTGTTAAAAATTTAACGCTTGACAACTTTCCGGTCCGCATGGTATAATAAGGCATAGCCACTGATGGCGATACTCTCTTTCTCTCCTATGTGTTCCCGGCTCTCGCCGGGTTCACGGGCCACGGAAGTCCGCACCAGCTGGGGCAGTACCAGCATGGCCCGACATTATCAACAAAACAGTGTAACACAAGGAGGTACAACAAATGGCAAGAAAACCCATGGTAACCCGTACTATCAAGGTGACCCAGGCATGTGTTCTGTGTCTGGACATTGAGCAGGGAGAACCCTGCACCAAGGAAGTCACCCTCTCCCGCACCTACAAGAACGATGAAACTCTGCTCAAGGCCGCAAAGGCCGCCGTGGACACTGACACCCTCAAGGCCGTATCCATTTCCAAGTCCTGGGTGGAGGAAAAGCTCCTGGGCATGCCCGAGGACTTCTTCATCGCACATGCCACCGACATTGTCCGCCGCAAGCCGGACGCAGAGATTCCCAAGCAGCCCCGCGACCCCCAGTGAACCCCACCAATCCCGCCTGTTTGTCGTGTGACTTGCAGGAAATCTGCAAGTCACCGATTACAGTGATATGCACCCACACAAATTCAGACAACGAAAAGGAGTAAATTATGGAAGATTACAGTGTCAAAATCACCATGTGCAGCAAGGAACTGACCCACAAGGAGCGTGTACAAATCAAGGACATGTCAAACGCAGTCGGCCTGGATGAACTGACCGCGAACGGCCCTGTTACACTGGACGTCGCGTTCTACGCAGTCTTGGACGTTCACAACGAGCGGTCCGAAAGCGTAGACTATACCGTGTGCGTTCTGGTTGACAAGGCCGGGACCAAGTACCGCACCGGTTCCCCCAGCTTCATGACCTCCCTGGAGGACATTATGGCTGACATGGACGGGTGTGACGAGGAATGGAATCTGGAAGTCTCCCGCCAGCCCAGTAAAAATTATAAGGGCAAGGAGTTTCTGACTTGTTCCGTGGTGTAATGTAGCACAAGCGCCCACCAGACACACCCTGGTGGGCGCTATTTTCATATGGGAGGAAAGAGCCATGGCAAAGAAAAGGTCAACCAAGGCGAAAAAGAAAAGCACAACTAAGCGGCAGCGAATGACACCGAACCAGGCAGCATTTGCCAAGCAGCAGCAGCGAATCAAGCGGTTTATCAAATCCGCCGAGAAGCGCGGCTACATTTTCCCAGCAAATGCTGTTCCAGAACGTCCCGCAAGAGTAACCAAGCGCGACATTTCCAGAATCACAGCAATCAAACCGGAAACACTTTACCAGCAAGCCACTTTCATCTACGATGGTTCCACGTTCACCGGCACAGAAGGCCGAATGATTGAGCGCTCACTGGCCGCACAAAAGGGCGCACTTCACAAGCGTGAAAAGGACCCCAGGTATCACACAAAGGCTGGTTCACCTCCTGCCGAAGCAACGGACGTTGCAGACCGGCTTGGTGAGGTCATTGACAGGATTGCCGACACTGGTTACAAAATCAACCAAGGCACGGCAGCTTATAACGCTGCCCAACAGGAAATTGACAGCTGGTCCGGGTCCCCCTATTGGAACGAATGGTTCACCCAGAGACGTTATGAGGAAGTGGAGCGCATGCAGCGCATGATTCAGTCCTCTATTCGCACCTATGGGTTTGGTGGTGCTATGAAAGCTATCGGAAGCCAGGCCGAGGATTTTGCCCGGGCCGTGGATATCATTTGTTACGACTCCAACCAGGAGCGTATTCGCGTAGCGTTTAACACCCTGGCTGAAATTCTCAAGGGGTCCGCTCTGACGGCAGAGGAAGGTGCCGACATGGACGTCCTCATGGACGCCACTGTTGGCTATAGCCCTGACTGGTATGACGAAGGTGAGTAAATGGCAACACGCAAGAATCGCGTGTTTGTCGGAGACTTTGAAACAACAGTGTACAAGGGCCAAGACCACACAGAAGTGTGGGCGGCGGCTTGCGTAGAGCTGTTCACAGAGGACGTTTCATTGTTCCATTCCATCGGAGAACTGTGGGACTATCTCAAGGGGCTGCGTGAGAACGTCATTTGTTACTTTCACAACCTCAAATTTGACGGTTCGTTTTGGCTATCCTACTTCCTGGTAAATCTGGGCTACAAGCAAGCGTTTGAGCAGTTCGGCGAAAACGACTTTGTACGGATGAAGAACAAGGAAATGCCAAACAACAGCGTGAGCTACAGCATTTCCGGCATGGGCCAGTGGTATGATATTACCGTGAAAGTCAACGGTCAGATTATCGAGTTCAGGGACAGCTTGAAGCTCCTCCCGTTCAGTGTCAAGGCGATAGGAAAGAGCTTTGAAACCAAGCACAAGAAGCTGGACATGGAATACACCGGCTTACGGTACGCAGGTTGCCCCATAACACCCGAGGAACAAGATTACATCAAGAATGACGTTCTTGTTGTCAAGGAAGCGCTTGAAATCATGTTCACCGAGGGACACAAGAAGCTAACCATCGGAAGCTGTTGTCTGGCCGAATACAAGAAGTCAATCGGCAAAAAAGCCTACGCCACCATGTTCCCGGACCTTTATCAAATGCCGCTGGACAAATCATTCGATGCTGAAAACGCTGGCCAATATGTCAATCGCTCGTACCGTGGTGGCTGGTGCTATTTGGCCCGCGGCAAGGAACAAAAACTGTTCCACAACGGCACAACAGCAGACGTTAACTCCCTGTACCCCTCCATGATGAGCAGTGAGTCCCTTAATAAGTACCCAATCGGAGAACCACACTTCTGGTCAGGCGACTTCATACCAGACGAAGCAAAACGTGCAACGTCCTACTACTTCGTCCGGTTCAAGACACGGTTTTACATTCGTCCCGGCAAACTTCCGTTCATACAGCTCAAGAACAGCATGAGTTACAGAGCAAATGAGATGCTTGAAACCAGTGACCACTTCAACAAGGAGGACGGCAAGTATTACCCAGTTTACTACGACCTTGACGGCAATCTAAAACCGGCAACTGTAGAGCTTACCATGACAATGACAGACTTTGCACTGTTTAAGGAACACTATGAGCTTGTTGACTTCCGCATTCTGGACGGATGCTGGTTCGACTCAGCCGTGGGAATCTTTGACCAGTACATTGAGAAATACAAGAAAATTAAGATGGAGTCAAAAGGTGCAAAGCGCCAGCTTGCCAAGCTGTTCCTTAACAACCTGTACGGCAAGATGGCTTCATCCCCTAACAGCGACTTCAAGATAGCATTTACCAAAGAGGACAAGACCATCGGATTCCGCACCATCCGCGCCAACGATAAGACCCCCGGCTATATTCCTGTTGGCAGTGCCATAACCAGCTACGCCAGGAACTTCACCATTCGCGCCGCGCAAGCAAACTACTACGGACCAGACAAACCGGGCTTTATCTACGCCGACACAGATTCCATTCACTGCGACCTTGCACCCGACCAGCTAAAGGGTATCAAGGTTCACAATAAGAACTTCTGTTGTTGGGACCTGGAAAGCACTTGGGACGAGGGCTGGTTTGTCCGTCAAAAGACCTATATTGAGCACGTCATAGCCGAAGAATTGGAACCAGTAGAAGCACCATACTACAACGTCAAGTGTGCGGGTATGCCGAAGCAGTGCAAAGACCTGTTTCTTATGACAGTAAACGGCTTCACTGACGAGGAAGCACAGGCACACACAGAAACGGAGCAAGCGTTTCTGTATACCGACAAAGAGCGCACCCAGCACCGGCGTTTAACAGTCAAAGACTTCACAGTTGGCCTGGCAATTCCCGGCAAACTACTTCCGAAACGCATTCCGGGCGGTGTGCTACTGGTTGACAGCGTTTATGAAATGAGGTAATCACATAGAGCAGTACAAGAAATACACGGTAATTGTGAACCGCCTGAAAGAGTTCGGCAACAGTCAGATTGTGGTGATAAATCACACAACTGGAAAGCCATTCATATGGCAGCGCATTATCACCAAGGATAGTGACGCTGTGCCTACTCTTTCCCCATCCCTACAAAACACGTTGTGGCAACTTTGTCTTGATGAAAAAGATTGCAATGTTCTGCTTTGCGAGGACGGCGAAGTAGTTAGCTCCGACCCGGTTGCCGAAACCCGCAAGTATCGCTATCCCGCCAGTAGACAAAGGTGGAATTAAACTAAACACCCCTCTGGACAACCAGAGGGGTGTTTTCATATCTGTAACCCTTGCACCATCAAAGCGGCAACCTATCCGATAAACAGTCCCGGCGACATGTTCCAGCCGTGGTTATCCGGGGAGTTCAGTGGTGGACACACGGGCAGATACCTTAATAAGATAACGCTTTTAGAACGGCTTCCTTGCAACGCAGGTCTTTGAACCGGAAGCACCCACGCTCAAAATACCATCGCATATTTGTCAAAAACAAATCGTTTCTTTTCAGCATGACATAGTTCAGCCCGTGGTCCTCCGTCGTGACTGTGATTTTACCCTTGAACGTGCTGTCTGGGCGATTGTCACAGTAGATAATCCCGAGTTCAGGAAACTCACGCAAGGCATACTCCGTGCCATTGTACCGAAGTGTCGCAAGGTAACGCCCCCTGCCATTCGGCTGGTCAATGAATGCCTTGCTGTCATTCAGGTACACGCATTGTGCGCTGTACGCAACATAGCTGTTACGCGCAAACGCACGATTGAAACCGCTCTGTTTCTGGGCTTCACTTGCAGACTCCACATAGCCCTGTTCAAGTACAAACCCATCACCCTTGAGGAAACGCGTGTCGTCGTTCAGCCTTTCGCTGATGCCCATTTCTACATAATAGGGGTTAATGATAGACACAGGGTTGGCGCACATATACACAGGCACATAGCGAATTTGTTCACCGTTACCACGGGCAATTGACGTGTGAATGGAAAGGAACTTCCTTATCTCGTCGTTGCAATAATGGTTCGTCTCGCTCTGAAATTCATCAAAGAACATCCGCTTCACGTCACTGAACAGGTGGCTATACTTCTTCAACTGGTCAGCGCTGTTCAGCGACACAGCATAGCCGCAACATTCGTCGTCCCAGAACAGCTCATGAAAGATACCACTTGCGCGGCGCTTGCTGGTGAAAGTCACTCCGCCGAAGAACAACCCGCCAATGTCCTTAAAGAACTTGTCGGCACAGTCATCCAGCTCATAATTATAGCGGTAAACCAGACAGAATTTTTCGTGCTTTTTCTTCCACCCGTTAGCGCACAATCTACCAAAGAAAGTTGTTTTACCACCGGTTCTATTCGTGGTACACATATAAATCTCCGGGCGGTTCCCGTTGATATCCATAAGAGACAGCAGCTTTGCACCATCGTAATACTTTCCCACGCTTTTCACCAACTTTCAAAGTCCTTCTATTAGATTATACCATAGCCCTTGACAAATGTCAACCCTTATGATATAATCATCATAGGGTATCTTTTCCCACTAATCTGTAAAGGAGGAGCACAATGGACACCAATGCAATTACCACTCTTATCACCAGTGTGGGCTTCCCCATTGTCGTGTGCCTGATTTGTTTCTGGTACATCAAGACGATGACGGAAAGTCACAAAGACGAGGTCAAGCAGCTGACCGAAGCAATCCAGAATAATACCCTGGTTATGCAGCATCTGGTTGACAAAATGGGAGGTGCAGAGTAATGGCTACTCCACGCATTTTCGTTTCCCCGTCTGACCAGTTCAACAACAAGTACGCCTATGGCAACACCACCGAAGGCGACCAGTGCAAGAAGATTGCCAGCGCACTTGTCGCCGCTCTGTTGCGCAACAAGTTTGAGGTCAAGATGATGCAGGGGCCTGACATGGCAACCGTTGTAAATGCTTCCAACAATTGGGCAGCCGACCTGCACGTCTGCGTTCACACCAACGCGTACAACGGAACCGTTGCTGGCACCAGAATCTACGCCTACGACAAGAACAAGCCCGGCTACCAAGCCGCACTCAAGGTGTTCAACCGGCTTGCACCCATTACGCCCGGCACCAGCGAGTCCGTACAAATCAACAAGACATGGTATGAGATGGAGAACACTTGGGCACCGTGCGTGTACTGCGAATGCGAGTTCCACGACAACCCCACCAGCGCCAAGTGGATTGTGGAGCACACGGACGATATCGGCGAAGCCATTGCCGCTGGCATCTGCGACTACTTCGGGATGAAGTATATTGCACCCAGCAAACCCGCCGAGCCTGTCGAGGGAGACACCCTGTATCGCGTACAGGTTGGCGCGTTCAAGGTCCGTGAAAACGCAGAGCGCTATCGCGATAAACTCCGTGAAATGGGTATCTCTGCTTTCATCGTGAAGGTGTAAACCATGTACACACCGCGTCTCACCAAAGAGGGAATGCTGAACAGTAAATACTGGTACAGCAATACGAACCCATTCTATGCTTCCAATTGGGGCCTGCCGAACTGCACATGTTATGCTTGGGGCCGATTCTGGGAAACCTATGGGGTGGTTCCACACCTCCCGACCGGTGACGGCGGCGAATGGTGGGGAGCCGCTTCCGGGTACAATACCGGCGCGGTTCCCCAGCCAGGCGCGGTGCTGTGCCTGGAACGACCTGGTTACGCCGGTCACGTTTGCATTGTCGAGTACATTGACGACAACGGAAACGCCGTATGTAGCAACAGCGGTTATAGCCGTAACCCAGGCGGTTATGACGACCCCGACTATTTCTGGGTTTCAACACAGTTGAAATCGTTGGGTTACTTGACACAGAGTCAGGCAAACAACGGTTACAGGTTCCAGGGTTTTATCTACAACCCCGATTACGATGGCGGTGGACCAGGTCCCGGGCCTGGTCCATCACCGGGGGCAAAAAGGAAACGCCGCTGGAAATTTTATCTGTACGGATAAGGAGGACAATATGGCTATCAAAACCAAAGATGAACTGATTCAGTCCCTCAATGCACTCCTTGGAGACAACGCTTCCGATGATGCTCTTGCGCTCATGGAGGACGTGTCTGACACCCTGGATGACACCAAGGCAAAAGGTGCTGTTGACTGGGAACAGAAGTACCGCGAGAATGACGCAGCTTGGCGCAGCAGATACCGCGACCGTTTCATGAACAACACTGACAACAATGCACCGCCGGTTGAGGACCCCATTAACCCGGCTCCCGCCGAACGTCCTACGTTCGAGAATCTTTTTAAGGAGGGTTAAAACATGCCCAGTAGAGTAGCAATTACCAATCTGAATGCGCGGTCCATTGATATCATCAATACCATCCGCGCCAACCTTGGTCAGGATTACCAGGACCAGGTTCCTATGATTACCAACGAGACGTGTATTCCCCAGGTGGGTGACGTCCTGTATGGCTATCCCGTTCTGGCCAACCAATTCCTGTCTGCCCTGGTCAACAGAATCGCCGCCGTCAAGGTAAAGAGCGCCCTGTTCAACAACGCATATGCTGAGCTGAAAAAGGGCTATCTGGAATTTGGCGAGACTGTCGAGGAAGTGTATGTCAACATTTCCAAGGCGCGCGAATTTTCCGCCGAAAAGGCCGCCGACCGCGAATTCAAACGCACTATTCCCGATGTTCGTACCGCTTTCCACGCCATGAACTGGCGGGTACAGTACCCCATCACCATCCAGCAGCAGGACCTGAAACAGGCTTTCATGTCCGCCAACGGCGTGACCGACCTGATTGCCAGAATCATTTCCGCTGTTTCCACCGCCGCCGAGTACGATGAATACCTGCTGTTCAAGTACCTCATCATCAAGGGTGTGAACGCAAACGAGATGAAGTCTGTCAGCGTGGACACCACCAACGGCCTGAACAGCGCCGCTGTCGCTTTCCGCGGGACTTCCAATGTCCTGGAGTTCATGAAAACTGAGTACAACGCACAGGGTGTCCACACCACCACCCCCAAGGACGATCAATTCATCTTCATGGATGCTATGTTCAACGCCCAGTTCGACGTGAACGTGCTTGCCAGTGCGTTCAACATGGACAAGGCCAACTTCATGGGCCACCTGAAGCTCATTGACGACTTCACCACGTTCGACTCCGACCGGTTCAGCATTATCCAGGCTTCCAGCGACATGCTTCCCGCCGTCACCCAGGAGGAACTGAACAACATGAAGAACGTGCTGGCTGTACTGTGTGACCGCGAATGGTTCCAGGTGTACGACAACCTGACTGCTTTCACGGATGACTATGTTGCCGCTGGCATGTACAACAACTACTTCCTGAACGTCTGGAAAACCGTTTCTTCTTCGCCCTTTGCCAACGCTGTTGTGTTCCGGAAGGGGGCGTAAAAGGTGTTCGTTTTTAAGAACAAATATAGTCCAACAGAACCCGGCAATGGGGTTTTCGGCTATTGTATCATCCGAGAGGTTGTACACCTTAGTGATGATGGTATTCCGATTAGTACGATTCCCCTCGACCGTGTTGCCCTTGTGGTGCAAGGAGCCGGGATGATAAGAGGTGGCGGAAATTTTGCGCAATTCACAAATACTCCGTGGACCAAGAGCGTGTTGATTGTAGACGGACATCAAATTGCAGCGTCAAACAGAACCCCCGTTATCGACCCGGATACTGGTGATATTACGGCGGTATACGGACGCTACCGTGTCGTGTTTCGGCACGGACAAAACCTGTTAAATCTTGACCCGTCCTAAAGGAGGATAACACATGGCAAGCATTACCGTTGAAATCGTCTCCAAGACGCACAGCGAAGCTGGCACCACGTTCGTGCTGGCTGCGTCAGAGGAAGAAATCAAAAGCGCGGGTTTTGTGCCCTATTTCATCGACCAGCGCTTTGCAGGGACGCGGCGACCCGTCGCCACGGAAAGTCTGGCTGCGGTTACGCCCTATGGTTCTGTCGTCATGGCACCCCCGGTCGTGCAGTTTTATGTGTACGTTCTTCCGTTCGTTCCCGCTCTGACCAATGGCGACATTGACAGCGAGTGGGTTCTGGCGCACCGCTGGATAGCTTATAAGCTTGTTAAAACCACGGATAAACCTAACGGCACATATCAGCCCAATCCGCTGACCCCCACCATGAACGTGGGCGACACCCTGGTGTACTACGATTCCAAGCCGAGCGACCCGGCCTAATTATGAGGGGAGGGTTTTCCTCCCCTCTACTTCTAAGGAGGTGAAAATATGGCGACTGATAAAGCGACTACGCTGCGAATGTTAAGCGGCGTTCCTCTTGATAAGAGCTATGAGCACACTATATACTGGGAAAGCAAGACGGCACAGGAGTATGGGTTCTTCTCAAAGGTGAAGAAAAGTTACAGTGACTTAAGCTATCAGAGGGTTGGCAAGGGACAAATTCGCATTCAGGAGAATGTCGGAGAGCTGTATTCTTGCAACTACATGATGTTCAAAAACCCCAGCTTTGGAAACAAGTGGTTCTATGCCTTTGTGGACGATGTTGAATATGTCAATGATGTTACCACGGAGGTCAGATACACTATTGACCCAATTCAGACTTGGTGGGGAGACTGGTCCTTGGGAACCTGCTACGTTGAGCGCGAACATTCTTTGACTGATACCCCCGGCACGAACATCCAGCCAGAAAACCTTGACATTGGGGACTACATTCACACGCGTGGAAGGTACGAGGGAATCCCGGCGGGTTTGCTTGACTGGCGTATCGTAGTAGTGAACACAGCAAAGGGCGATAAACTGAACCTGGAAGTGGCAGACCCTGCCATTTATTGTGGTTCATATCATCAGGCGGAAGTGTATGTGGTTGACCCGCGAGATGCCACACAAATGGCAGCGCTAAAAAAGGTGCTGGACGCGTTTGCGCTGTTCAGCAATGCTGATGCCGTTGTCGATATGCACATGTGCCCCAACCTGATGGTTCCAAAAAAGTATACCAGCTTGACTTCCGAAGCGTGGGAAAACAAGTGCTTCAAGTATAATGAGGTGCCATTTTCCAGTAAAGACGGCGCCGGTTTGTCGCCTACGCTTGGCGGTTATGTTCCGCGCAATGGAAAACTCTACACCTACCCATATACCCGGATTACTGTTGACAACAACCAGGGGTGTCAGGTACACTATGCTTATGAATATTTCAAGACCCCAGACGGGAAAACACCGAGATATGCTCTATATTGCGCTGGTGTTGTAAATCCGCAGATGGTGCTTGCACCTTGCTACTACAAAGAGCCTACGGGAGAGACTACAGGAAAATACGGTCCCGATGCTGCAAACTGGGCAGAGTCCATTTCTCGCACAGATTTTCCTAAATGCTCTTGGGCTACCAACGACCTTGGCGCAAAGCTGATTCAAACCGGTATGTCTCTTGCTACTACTGCCGCCGGATTTGCTGCTGGCGGGGTTATTGGTGCGGCTGTTGGCAGTGCAATCGGCGGAACAGCTTCCTCCCAAGCATCACAACCGGCGCGAAGATGGAGCGGTGAAATTACCGGTTACACCGGAAGGGCGCACGGCAAGCGAATTGCTCAGCCAGAACCCGCACCGGACATTCCTCGCCTTAGCGAGATTGCCGAGTACAACCTGATGAAAACAATGGGTGACATGAGCCGTGCCACAACTGCACCGAACATCACCTCAAACATTGTTCCGTCTGATATGCTGTATGCGGCTGACAGATTTAACTTCTTGGTAACGCAGGAATATATTCAAGAGCAGTATGCAAGGCGAATTGACGCTTTCTTTGATAAGTATGGCTACGCGACACGCCAATTAAAGGTGCCGAGAATCACAGGTAGACCGCACTGGTGCTACACTAAGACCATTGGCTGTATGCTGACCGGCGACCTCCCAGCCAAAGACGCCGAAGCAATCATCAAAATCTTTGACAACGGTATCACATTTTGGCAGAATATAAATGAAGTTGGCAACTATTCGCTTGACAACACTGTCGTAGGGTCCCCGTCTAAGCAAGCGGCAAGCGCGAATGAGGTGACAAACAATGAGCAGACGGAATAAAATGTTTTGGGAAAGCGGTGTACTGAATAATGCAACGTACTTGCAGTATTACCACCGCTTGACTGAACTGGCAATCTCCATGTTTGAGTGGAAGAATCTCCCGGACACCGTTGACCCAAGATACATGGAGCTGGGTTTGTTCGCCCAGGGACAAATGGTGTTCTTTGAGGACGACGGTGGGTTAGGCTATCTTTGCCTGCATAACGCACAGGGTGGCAGCCTTGACGTGTACGGCATTCCCAACAATCGTCAGGCTTATGCGCCGAACGGGTATACAAAGAACCTGACGGCTGAGGACAGTGTTCTCATTTTCAATAACTATCTTCATACCAACTCAATGTTAGATATCCAGATGTTTGCAAGACGGCTGTACAACCTGGACCGCGCCATTGACGTGAACGCCAACGCACAGAAAACACCTGTTCTCATTATCTGTGACGAGAGCCAGCGGCTGACCCTGCTGAACGTGTACAAGCAGTGGACCGGCAATGAGCCTATCATTATGGGAACCAAGGACCTGGGTAAGAGTCCGCTGAACGTGCTGAACACCGGCGCGCCATTTGTCGCTGACAAGCTGTACACACTCAAGACCCAGTTGTGGAATGAAGCCCTGACCTATCTTGGCATCAGTAACATCAACATCCAGAAGAAGGAACGGCTAATCACTGACGAGGTAACGAGAAACCAGGGCGGTACGATTGCAAGTCGTTACAGCAGATTGGAAAGCCGCCGCGAAGCATGCAAGAAAATCAACGCCATGTTCGGGCTGAACATTTGGTGTGATTACCGCGAGGACTTCCAGGCTATCGACCAGGAGACAGTTGACTGTGACGACACCATTGACAGCGGTGAGGAGGTGACTAAGGAATGAGCATCTACACAACCGAGGTGCGTTATATCTGCGAGACAATGGCTGGATATGATGTAAGCCAGGGGTTTAGCAAGATTGACGAAATCCTTGACAAGGCTGTACCCCGGGTGTTCGACTTTGAATGGCCTATTTTCGATGAAGAATACCGCGTACCTCTTGAGAAGAAAATTCTGCGATATTTCTATACCCGCGAAATCGGATGTGAGACGTATGGCCTTTGGAAGCTGATGTTACAGAACAAGTTGTGTGAAATCATGCCGTACTACAATCAGCTGTACAAGTCGGAACTTCTCATGGCTGGTGTGAACCCTCTTACTGACGTTGATTACACAAAATCCGGCAATCGCACGGACGAGGGCGCTGACACCAGAACAACAGAACGTGAGGGCACCGACAACACAGAAACAACGGCCACCAGCAAGGATGTGAAGAAGGGAGAAACAAGCGGCAGAGACAGCACCAGCGTGTATGGTAATCAGACACACATAAAGAAGTATTCCGACACGCCGCAGGGAACTTTGACGGGGGTTGAGAATGGGACGTATCTCACCGAAGCTGAGTTTAACACAGATAGTGATGATACCAACACGACCATCACCACCAGCGGCACGGAAGATGTTACCGACCAGGTGGACAGCAGCGGCAGTGTAAAGAACACCACAACGGGGAACGAGAACAGCAAAGGAACCACCAACAACACCGCCGAATATCTTGAGAAAGTCACTGGCAAAATGGGCGGCACGTCCTACGCCAAGCTGCTGAGAGAACTGCGGGAGAGTTTTCTAAACATCGACCGCGATATTCTCAATGACCTTGGTGTGCTGTTTATGAATATTTGGTAAAGGGGGATTTTAATATGGCTGAATTTACACCGAGGGTGGTTAAAAGGACGGCTATTGGGTTCCATCCAACGGTATTGCCTACTGTGTATGATGATGCTCTCAGCTATTACGAGGAACTGAACAAGATTCTTCATAGCCTGAATGACGCTATTGACGTCATTGACGAGAACCGGGCGCTGATTTTGCAGCTGGACGCCAATGTCAAGGAGCTGGACGCAAGGCTGACAGCGCAGATTAAACAGGTGGCTGACGACCTGGCAACTCTGCGTAAGGAATACGAAGCGTTCCGCGATGAAGTCAAGGCCAAAATCGCTGCAATCGAAGCAAAAGACCGGGAACAGGACAACAGGCTGAATAGCATCGAAACCAAGAACAACCAGCAGGACGCAAGACTCACAGCAATCGAGACGAAGAACACACAGCAGGACGGCGAGATTAACGCACTAAAGGCCCGCTGTGCGACTCTGGAATCTGACCTGGGCAAGCTCACCACAAGAGTCACAACTCTTGAAAACAATCTCTCCGCTTTGACCACAAGAGTCAGCATCGCCGAAACACACATTACCGAGCTGCAAGGCGATATCGAAAGAATCGACCATGAGCAGACCGAACAGAACAAGCGCATTAAAGACCTTGAAGATAGGCCAAGCGGTGGCGCTGGAAGCGCGTATGGACAGGTAGATGTGTATCAGCTCTGGGCAAATGACGGTTCAACCGGCCAGCTGCATGGATGCCATTTCATCAGGCACGTTGATTTGCAGGGCAACAAGCACAACATTCTGCTCAATACGGGCGGCGGCACCAGCGTGAAAGAAGCAATTGAGAGCTTGTTCGCACACCACGCATTTGTCGAAGTTGGCAAGCCTGAAATTGACGAGCTTATCATAACTTCCTGGAGTCCGGAAGTGTGCAGCGCGGCCGCAATTCAAGAGCTTAAAACTGTCTACGACATCAAGCACGCCTGGATTCCCTCCAGCATTAACTGGGCAAACTACACCGGGGCAGATAAGGATGCTGTAAAGGCAGTAGAAGCTGGTGTGATTGCTGCCCTCCATGAAGGCACAAACACCGATTTTACACGAATGGGCGATGACGGTGCAGCCATTGACGTTGGAGCCATTACATTCAACTGCCTGTATGACCCAACAATTTACGGCAAGACCAACGCAAACCTTCTGTGCAGAATTAAGTGCAGCTGTGATATGTTGATTCCCGGAAATGGCGACCTCGGCAACGCCATTTTGCACAACGAAGCTATCGCAAGATGGATGCCGAATATCTTGGTTATCAGTGGCCCCGTTTATGCGTATCCTGATGCCACGGTCACAGCTCAGAACCAGAGGTACAATCCACGGTTTACGTTTGTCGAATACAACATGACACAGGAAGCGCCTGTAACACGCTCTGTTGCATACGGCGGCTTGCAGTGGGTTAACACAGCTGGAGAGCTACCTGACCTTGGTGCGGCAAGCATGATTTCTCTCGGCGGAGATATGCCACGTTTGACACCAACAACTCTTACAAAGTTTTTGCCAAGTTTGGTGTGATTGGTTAAACAAAATATGTGCCAGTATTTGTATTGTTTATTGTGCAAATGCTGGCACTTTTCACGGTGTCAACTGGGAACCGGTTTTAGGAAACCTTAATTT